TAATCGTCTACCCACACCTCCGTCGCAATGCGGTAGGTGCGACCGGAGGTGAGCCGCAGCACCCCACCGCCCAAGCGCGAAAGCGCCAGGATGCCACGCTCAAGGGCTGCCGCATCGTCTGCCGTGTCGTCACCGATGGCCCCCATCGCGTCCAGGAGCACCACGCCGCCCGTCTTGACCGCCAAGACACCCTGTCCGGTAATCGGGTGGTCGAAGTCGCCAGCGCCCGGCGCAGCGATCCGCCACGCCTCGCTCGTCTTGGCTTTTACGACTGCATCCACTGCCCAGTTTGTCGTCTTGGCCCCAAAGGCGGCGGCGTCGTTGACGCTGAATGGCACTGCCGCGTTCGCTTCTACGGCGGCGAGTTCGGCGGCGGCCCGGTCCAGCGCGGCCTTAGCCGCGTGGTGCATCGACGAATACTGCCCCGGCTCAACCGGCTCATCAACGGGGTTCTCGGCCCATTCTTGTGCCTTGTCCCTCGCCGTGGTAGCAGTAGTAACTGCGGCATCAATAGTGCCGAGGTCAAGCTCTACACTACCCATGCGAATGTCGAGTGCATCGAGACTGTCTGTAGTTTCTTGGGTAGCCATTAGTGCCTGAGTAACGGCGCGATTTAGATTGCGCTTAGTAACGTCTGCGCCAACTTCAAAATCAACACTCAGGTCATCAATGGGGGTTCTACGCCTAATATCCACAGTAGCCGGGAGGGTCGTTGTCTCCTCTATACTGTCAAGAACTTCTACTTGACCAGTAGAAACGTTATAGGTAAAGTTAAACTTTACCGGGTCTCCTAGACCGTCAACAACTCCGTCAACAGTGACTGTAAGATGGTCCGTACTAAGCACTCCGAGGCCGAACCCCGTTTCAAAGATTTGGGGACCACCGGAATAAGGTACTCTTGTATTTGCGTATGCCATGTGGCTACCCTCTGTGTTCTTTCTAATGGGCGACCCGGTATTCCACCGGATCGCCAAACTCCTTATTTTCCTAGTTGCGATGCGAGTTCTTGGGCAAGAGCATCTTTCTCCCTGTTCTGCTCCCAAGCATCCATCGCTTCACGATCAGTTAGCCCGGTTTCAGGATCAGGCTCTTCCGCTGGCTTACCAGCTTTAGGTGGCTGGTCCACTAGCTCGTCTGCTCCAAACGACACCATGTTCTTTGCGCTCTCGATTAGCCTAAAGAACGGCACCGATCTTGCCGCAGCCATGTCTGTGCTATTAGCTTGCCCGATAGCCAGCTTGGCAATACCTACTGGTCCGCGGTACAGCTTGTTCATAACATCAACAGTGGGCACTGACAGCGGCTCCGCATAAGGCCCGAACTGATTGAACCTGTAGTCACCCAGCCCAGCCATAGCAAGCACAGGATCGGTGTACGCCGGTATCCAGCCAGTGATGTTCGAGTACCCGAATGCAGCCTTCGCCCTATCCAGCGGATCACGCTCCTTGCCTGTGATAGCATCCCGCATAGCAACAGCCGCATAGGCAGTGCCCAGACCATACAGCGTCACTGCCATAGTCTGACTGTCCATCTGGTGCATATTCCGCATGAATTGCTTCTGAATGGCAAGGATCGGGAACGTCTGCAGGTGCGTAGTCAGTGCGCCCACATGCGTGTGCATCCAGCGATCACTCTCGCCTGCAAGTGTCTTCTGTGTGATCTGCGACGATGAGCGCGTAATAGCTGCGCCAAAGTCCTCTGCCAGATCAGCATCCCACATATGCAGGTTCAGTCGGTTGACATACTCCACAGTACCGATAGCGCCGCTAGCACTACCGAACTCAATGGTGCCGTTGTCGATAAGCTCCTTAAGCCTAGCTGCTTGGTCTGCATCTAGCCCGAGGTCCGACTGCATACGAGAACCGATCTGGAACCCGCCGTCTTGCTTGATGGTGCGCATGACCTTATCCGCCATACCGAGTGCAGCGATCTTCTGCTGCTCACCACGCACCACATTCAGCAGTGATGTATACGCTTGTAATTGGTTGCCTTTACCAATCCAGTGCCGGGCGTGCTTCATCACTTGCGATCCGAGGCTATCTCCACCGTACTCGGCGCTATCATCAATAGCAAGGTGTGGCTTGAACACTGCCTGATCGTTGCCGATCTGTCCCATAAGAAAGCCAAGCTCGTCCAGCACTTGCTTGTTGCCAGTACGAATAGCATTGTCGAAGATAGCCCCGATGCCCCGCTGATACCACGTATTAAGTCCGACTGCAGCAATACCCACGCCTGTCTCTGCAAGCTGTGCAAAGCCATTGAATGTAAGTACAGACAGCGACGTAAGTGATTTGGCTTCTGCGATCCCGTGGATACCTCTGTTGCTAGTACCGAAAGCGTAGCCTACTTGCGGCCCACCATCGAACTCAGACAACATCGCCCGGATCAAGTCGCCTTCCATCGGCTCCTCACCTAGAGCACGTTGCTCCAACTGCATAGCCTCGATAAGTTCAGTCCGTTGTGCCTTCGTAGTAACGCCCTTACGAGCAAGCGCAGAACCACCCGCAATTTCACGAACATATCGCTGCATGATAGTGGGCAGGTCGTCGTCCATAAGATCAACAAGCTGGATATGCCGCCCGGACTTAAGCTGAATGGTAGTAGCGAAGTCTAGCTCATTACGAGCCTTCATGCTACCCAGCTTGCCCTTGTCCTGCATGTCAGCATCGAACCTGGACATGATGCTACGCACCTCTGCCTCGCTCAGCTTACCATTACCACGTAAGGTGGTTTCAAGGAAGCTACGGCCATCCTCGCTAAAGAGCATAATCATACTCTCGTCTGCTTGGGTACTCCGGGCAATAGCTCGCGTTACAACTGCCTCCGCCACAGACTCAGCCAGTTCACGATCTGTGAACGTGCCCGTGCTCATATAGCTGTCCGCATAACCAGACACCAGTTCAGGTACAGTAGTCTCGCCGTCATCAAGCAACTGCATGATCTTACGACCGCTATGCCGATACGGGATATATGCGGCTTTGTCTGCTACATTCGCTGCGCCACCAAGCGGAATGTCTCCTACCTTGCCCTTAGCGATTGCGAGTGCCTCTGTACCGACACGCGCGTACATATTAGCTGCCTCCTGTGCAATCTCTTCCGAGACAGACGTAGGTGGAGACATCTTGCCTGTACGCTGCAGTTCGTTCATGTACATGTACACCTGACGGTTGTACGCGCTCATACCTTCTCTGCTGATGCCTGCACTACGCCCTGCTACAGTGATAGACGGCATGTCCACCTCTTTAGCCCAGCGATGCGCGAGTTTCTCGTTGTCAACCATGATACCCATCATACGACCAGTGTACATGTCTCGGAGCACCGCAGCAGTTGCAGTATCCCCCCGCACTAGTCCGCTGGGTACTTCAAAGATCGCTCCTGCAAGGAAGTTTCCCACAGTTGATTGTGTCTTAAGCAGGCGGTTCACGTTGTTGGTGCCGAGGTTGAAGATCGGGTTCACTGCCATCTTAGCAATGAAGCCTTGCATCTGGACCTTCTTCTTAAAGCTGAAGTCGGTGCTGTAATCCCACTGCCTCGCTGCTGTGATCCACTTCACTGCCGTGCTTGTCACACGGTTAGCTGGGTCACGCAAAGCTGGGTAAGTAGGCGGTCCTTGTGTTGCACTCGCGGACAGTGTGCTATCAGGTGCCCTGAACTCAGGTACAACTGCTCCACCTTCTGTCACATCGACTGCATCCGCCATACCTTGACGCATGGCCGCTTCAAGCTCAGGATCAGCCGGAATATCGTCGTCCAGCCGCAGCCCCGGCTTCGCTGGCTGGCCTTCCGGCATGGGACGCAGGATCGCAGGGGCGTCTGCGGAAGCGCCGTTGTCGGTGCCTCTCAGGCGGTTTCCCGGCTCCCAAATTTCTGGCGCACCCCGCGCAACACGGGAATTGAAATCGACTGCTGCCTCCTTCAATGGGATCATGGAACTAGGCACTGCTGTGCCGATAGTCGAGCCCATGATAGTAGTAGCTAGCGCAACGCTAACTGCGTCCTTCCAATCTACGGTCTCCCGGTTCATGGCGTCTACTGCACCAGTGATTGCACCGGCTTGAAGGCCAGCACTCGCACCAGCAGTAGCACCCGTGATGCGCAGGGCTACAGACGATTTCAGCCCTTGCTTAGCACCAGCATACGCGGCTTTACCAGACAGCTTAGCAGCTTGGAATGCGCCACCAGACATGAACATCAATGGCAGGTCTACGTCTAGCAGTGCGCCTGCGTAGCCCGCTGCACTAACCATGCCAGTGGATAAGCCAACTCGCTGGGCAGTAGCCAAGTCTTCCTTAATTCGGTTGTGCGCGAACTTCGCATTCTCTAGGCTGCCGTTCTCGAAGATATCATCCCAATACTCTCTGGGGATACCGTTCGTCAACTCATCGTATGCAGCCTCTTTATCCCATGTATCCTTGCCCCACTTCCCCCGCTGACCGAACATAGCAGGAATACCAACGGCAAGTCTATCGACAGTCCCGCCTAGGCCCTGCCCAAACTGCGGGTCGACCTCTTGCTCTTGACGGAATGCTTCAACCACATTACGACCAGCACCATAAAGAGCGGTGTTCTTGAATTGGTCAACGACCGCCTCAGTAACAGTCTGCTCAGAGCGGAAGCGTTGTTGCTCGATAGTGTCGCCCCCGGCAGTGCCGGGAGCTAGGAGCGGGTTTAGTGGCTTAGGTTCGAACTCGATATCTGCCATTGGTATTACCTTCTATTATGGCCTCACTGCGCGGTATTAGAGAGCCGCTCGCTCTTCTTCAAGAAGTCTCCAATGTCCTTTAGCGGGATAACAATCTCCTGCCGTGTACCAGAACTGTCGAGAATGAACTCTAGCATGATCTTGCCAGCACCAACCACAACAGCGTCGTACACAGGCTTGCCTGCCAAACCACCCTGCAGCACTCTGCCGGGATCGTCCGTAGGCTTCGCATTATCCAGCACTCGCTGGTTCCACAGACCCTGCTGACTATCAATCCTAATCAGCGAGCTTACGCCAGCCCCAACTTGAGACCAGAAGCTAGGCTCCGGCACCATGCTAACGCCATTGGTGTAGCGTTCCATGAACTCAGGACTCTGCACGAACTTATCAATTGCAGTACCGAGCGAAGCAGGATCACGCCTGTATTGGTCCGCGTCTTGCGAGCCAAACGTCTCCTTGTAGATATCGCCACCAAACGGGTTTACGATAACGTCGCCATTAACTACAGCAACGCGCGACATAGCCATCTCAGTAGCTTTGCCGATCAGGTGTTGCGGAGGTACTCTCGGATTGGCTCTGTGCTGTGCAAGCACGCTATCCTCGATCATCCCACGCAACATAGTCTGCGCTGACGGGTTAAGATCAACAGGAGTAGACGTACCAGCAATGAAGCTCTTGGCAGCGTTAAACCACCCGGTTTTCAAAGCACCGTCGAGACCTCTCTGCACCTCGGGTCTAGACAGGAAGTCTGGATCAGGTAGTCCCTTATAACCGGACTCCAACCCTTTCCGCCATAGTGTGGTGATCGCGCCCGGAAGAAGTCCCGCATTGCCGCCACTAATGGCTAGTGCAGCATCCGCCGTAACTTGTGCTTCTGGGTCGAGGTACTGCGAGGCAGCATGGCTGTTCATAGCCTTTAGCCTACCGTACTCCGTGATGGTGTCGATAGCCTGCTGGCTAGTGTTGCCATTGTCTTCTACAAGCTGGCCTACAAGGGCAGCAGATGCTGCATTGCGAACACTCTCCGGCACGAACCCAGCCCTGCTGTAGAACTCCACAGTCTGCTGTTCGATGCGTTCCTGCGCCTCTTCTGGGGTAGCACGCTTTGCTGCCACATCAGATTGAGCCTTACGCATAATCTCTGCTTGTGCGGTAGACCACGCCTTCTCTTGTAGCTCTGGAGCAAGGTCGCCCACCGTACCAGAACTAACTGCTGCAGCAATGGTAGCTCGCTCTTTGCGGGATCTGTCTGCAGCCTTCAGTGCTTCCTGAGTGCGGTCGATGCTGTTCTGCACAATCTCGGAGTTACCGAACTCATGCTGTTCCAGACCTGCTGCATTACCTGCATCCCGAATCTCCTGCGCGTACACGCTAATAGCGGTAGCAATCTCTTGCTCCTGCATTGTACGGAAGTCTTCCTCGGACATACCGGCTGGCTTAGGCATACTGCTGATACCTGCAACTGCTTCCTTAAGCACGTTGTCAGCAACAGTCTTCACCACCTTGAACGTGTCTAGTCTATTGGCTTTATCGGTAGCGGCTTGCTCTGCTGCAGCTTTGTCTGCCGCAACTTGTGCCTTGTCAGAAGCGGTCTTCGCCTCTGCTGCAGCCTTGTCCATAGCAGCCTGCATCTCTTTCGCAGCCTGCGCCAACTCCTGTTCTCTGGCCGAGATAGCAGCGTCAACAGTACCAATCCTACGATCAATCTCTGCCTTGCTTTTCTCTTGGTTGTACTGCGCATCAATCATGCGGTTCCCTTGATCGTAGGTAGCTTGGTCAATACTACCGTTAATAAGCCGACGATCGAGGTCTGCGCGCATAGGCGCGATGATATTGTACGTATCGAGTGCAAGAGCATCGCGGGTGTTCTCGTACACTTTCTGTGCAGTGTCCGCCCGCTGTGCTGCAGTGACGTACTCCGTGCCGTTGATCTTGCGATGGAACTGCGCCATGAACTGCCGAGTAGTCCCGTCAAGCCCATCGGGGCCGTCATCTTGTCTTCCGGCCTTGTCCCACGCCATAGCCTTGTCAGCACCATTAACGAGTGCAACAGAAGCAAGCTCAGTGTCTCCGTTGAACTTGGTGACAAGCATCTCCCAACGTGCGGGGTCAACATCAATACCAGATGGCGGAGCATCAGGCAGGTCTCGCATGATAGCCTGCAGTTCCTCGCCAATAGCCTTGGCACCAGAACTCCACACATTGCCGCCACCAACCGTCTCCGGTGGGATCAAGTCGATATGGAAGTGGTCGCCACCCATGTACTCCGAACCAAAGCCAATACCCAGCGCGCCATTGCCAGCAGCAGCGCGAGCAATAGACTGTGCATCAGGATCAGTAGCCTTCACCAGTGTGCCATCAGGACGATAGATCGCAACGTCTGCTGCACCACCAGTCTTGTGGCGAGCCGAGCCATGCTGATTGCCCTCATCTTCCATACCGGAAGTGACCACAACCCTAGCACCCGGCCCTAGCACGTCCTGCACGGATTTACCGATCAGGCTAGTCACGGCCTCATCTGGCTTGTTAGGACGCTTAGGCCCCATGCTGTATTCAACTACAGTCTGGTGCTCGAACACTTGCCCACGCTTGGGAGTGTTAGCAGCGCCACGAGCATACGGCAGGGTAAGCTGTGCTACAGCACCGAAGTCACCGTTCAGCTTAGCAGTCTCTACAGAAAGCCTAGTGGCCTCTGCATGGCTAGCTGCCACACCATCGGCAACGCCCATGACAGCGCGGCCCTCTGATTGGGTAGCTGTAAAGCCTTGCTCAGTAAGCATCTGTGCATACGCACTAGCCACTTCCAAAGGCTCAAGCTCGCCACTCTGTACGCGCTCATTGAAGATACGCTCCTGCTCCAAGCGGGCAGTGCTGAACGTATCCCTAGCGCGTGTCTCCCATGCCTGTTGCGATCCACGCAGACGGCTGATATCAGCAGCACTCAGATCGTCCAGCGCACCAGCGGCTTTGAGGGCCGAGTACGCAGTGGGATTGTCAAGCTCGAATGCCCGGATGATCCCATCCACGACTGCACTCTTCCGGCGCTCTGCGGACAAGCCGCCACTACCGGACGTACCCTGTGCAAACGAGATAAGTTGGTTGATGGAGTTAGGGTCTTGCGATCCAACCTCCACCGAGTTAACCAGTGCCTCGTAGGTCTTGCCTTCCTTGTACGCCAAGTGCTGCGAAGTGTGCGCTGCGATAAGCGTTGGCATTTGTGCGCTATACTGCTCACGTATGAGCGCCTGCGTCTGCTCGTCCTTGCCTGCGATCAGGCTCTCAAACCGCCCCACCATGCTAGCACGGTAAGCCTCTGGATCGAGTTCGTGCAAGCCCTGCGCAATCTCTTGCTGTTGGGCAGCCGCCAGTGCAGCTACCGCAGTAGTCGCATCCATCTGACGGTAGCCTTCCAAGGCCCACTCATTATCTCCGGGGTCAATCTCATCAAGGGTCTTGCCCTGTTGAAATGCAATGCCGCCATCTACAACTTGCTTGTTGTATTTGACTGCCGCTGCCTCCCTGATCTTCTTGCTCCCCCACTGTGCCAGTTGCCCGAGCACATTATCCGTTGGGTTGTTTGAAGGCAGGTTGACACCGGCGGCCCGCTGCACACCGGGAACGCCCAAAGGCTGTCGTGGGTTCAGCGCAAAGTCTGCCGTCATCTCCAGCGGGTTTGCACTGTTACGACCAGCAAGCAGCCTCTGTGGTACTTCTCTACGTGTCGCCACGACTATATCCTTTATTTGCTGAGTAGCGCAGAACTCTGTCTACTAGTTGGGTTGTGCTCGTCGTATATGTCAACGAGGCCGGTTACAATACCGAATACGGTCCTGCCGAAGTCCGGTACAGCGATAGGCGATACGTCCCTACCATATACAGTCTGTAGTTTAACTTGAGTGCGTTGTTGCCCGTGGGCGTACATCGTCTGCTTAAAAGCACGCCTACGCGAAGTCTGTGCACGGGAAGCATCAGCCTTAAGCTGTGCATTACCGACAGACACGCTGTTGCCCACGATACCGGAGGCCGCAGCTTCAACTGCAAAGTCTGCCTGTTCCTGCATAGCAGCGGACTGGATGCTGACATTCGCAAACACATTCTGCTCGATAGTCTGAGCTTCGTTGCGAGTGATCGCATCCAGACTCATGCCCTCTGATAGCTTAGCCATGCGCTCTTGATACTTGCGCACAGTCTGTTCCATTCTGTAGTTGGCCGACGCCGTGCTGTACTGAGACACAGCGCCGATAACTGACATGCCCATGTCCATGTACATCAGGTTAGCCATTAGTTCTGTCCTTTCAATGTCTGCCCGTACCAACGCACTTCTACGTATGTCACTGGCTGGATGCTAGTGGTCTGTAGGATGAGCTTGCCGATCTTGGCCTCCTCACTCCATGGCACTTCAAACGTACCGGACTTGATAGCTACAGCCAGCGCATCCTCTGGATCATCGTCCTGTGGGAAGGCTAGGTTATCCAGTACGGCCACTTCGCCGCCTCTGTAGATGTTGTCCATGTACGCCGTGATAGGTCCGCTATCAACAAAGTCAACAACGTACTTATCGACGTACACAACGTCTGCTACCTTCTTATTCCCGCGCCAATCTTTTGCGATCGGCTCCACAGGCTCTACCCGCGTGTTGAACACGACCCCAGCTAGCATAGTAGCCGGCGGGTCATAGAACATGTATGTCCACTCACCGGGAGCGGTCTCCGCGATCGTGAGCGGAGAGACTGTCCTGCCCGCAGTGTACGTGTCACTATCAACAGTGCCCGTAAACGCGTAGTCGGCCCTATCCATTACAATCGGGTTGCCAGTCACTACATGCTTGTAGTCCAAGCAAGAGTGGTAGCCCATGTCGTCAACAGGCTTGTCGAGCCGGTACTCAAGCAGACGCAGTACTTCTCCGTCACGCAGCCAAACAAACAGTCGGCTATTGCGCATGAACACGTGGTCTACTGCATCCGGCATCTTCCACTCATGCCAAGACGACTGCACTTTACTGTTGTTCTCCCAGAGGAAGTTGTACATATACAGTGACTGCGGCTTAGCATCCGTGGCACATACGACTACTCTTGCGTTAGCAGACGACGCCATGTCGATAATCTCGCCCTCGATGTACTTAGTGACTACCTTAGTGATGCTGTCGATGGCGTTACTCTCCAGATCACTACTCGGATACATCTCGTTAACTCCCGAGTATCGTGCAGCTTTGTAAGGGAGCATGACAGTTTGACCCGCTACAACAGGACGCGCACCAGTGCTCATCTCGTAGTTTGTGGTCTTAGCCATGCTAGCATTTAGCGGCTGGATACTCGTGCTACCAGTAATGATGAACTGGCCATTGCTGGCAAACAGCAGCAGGTTCTTGTCATACGCTACGCCGTAATCTAGGCTAACGCCCTCGTCGTTGTTGCTCTTAATATCAATTGGGTCAGTAGCAACTAGCGTAGTAGCCGACTTGCGAAAGAAGTCCCGCGTCTCGTCAGTGCGTGTTGCACAGAAGTACCCTCCTGCGACAACCCACAACCGAGATTGAAACTCACCAAGGTCTCTGATCTTCTTGCCAACGAAGTTAGGCAGCGGATTAGTAAGTCCGGTGCCAACACGCCGCTCAAACCAGTTGACGGTGTTGAACACGTATGTGTTGGGAAGCTCCTCATCTGGCACTAGCGCGTGTGGCATAGTGTCTGGTGCGAAACCAACCTCAGCCTCTGGATCAACTGTCTCCTGCCACACACCCTCGTAGCCGAACCCCTCACCTAGATTGGCACCGCGGGTTACTTTGAACCGCAGCCAAACGTCATCTGCAGTGCTTCCAGACTCACCTACCACCTTGACTACAAAGCCCTCAGCCCCGTACCTAGGAATATCTGCAAAGGACTCAGCAGTACCGGAACTGGCCTTTAGCGTACTAACGGCATTACCATCACGCGCGGTGATAGTAAACGTATCGGCAGTGGTGGAGCGAATGTACATAACCTCATCCTTGACCTCCATGGTAGTCCCGGCCTTCTTGTTCGGATGGTTGTTTAGCATGTTAAAGAGGATACCTACAATAGACGGACCCGATGTGCCTTCTGCATCATCAGTACCGTCTGCATCCGGTAGCTTATACTTGGCGTATATAACAGTACCGTCATCGTAAGTTATGGTTACTGTATATATATGAGAGAACTCACCGCCGAGGGAGTACACGTAGCCCCAATTAGTGATAGCATCAGTAGTAAGTACAGTTGACTCCACTACGGTGTCTTTGTTAACGCAGAAAATGTCGCCGTCGATTGTATAGAATGTCATATCGCTACCAACATAGGCCAGCTTACTGTCAGGGTCGGTTACAGTGTAGGCTGTGCCGTCATACCCCTGCAGACTCAGGTAGCCGTTGGAGTAAGACACACGCACTTCTTTACCGTCGATGAGGATGGTGCTCGCTTGAGTGTCTGTAGGTATATCTGCGAATTTACCTACAAGCGCCCCTCCCGGTCTGCTAGTGAGGCCAGTATCTGGGTCCGGCAGCATGTTCTCGCACACCCGCACATGGCCCTCTGGCTGTACTCTAGTTGGCTGCTGGCTCACACCTTGCAGCATGTATCCTAGGGTTCCGTCGGTGTACATTAGACAACCCTCAAAGAATAGCGTTCAGTAATAAGGCTGTTGCCATGCCGCTGCCTACGTTCAAAGAAGTTATCGCCACGGTGCTTAATATCCTCAGCCACTAGCTTTAGATAGGAATCACGGAAAGCCTGCCCGTATGCGCTAAGCTTAGGCTCTGTGCCGTTACGCTCAGCATAGAACGCGTACACAGTAGCAGCCCTGAGTGTTACCTTAGCAAGCGGCGGTAGATCGCCAATAGGCAGTAGCTCCAACATGCGTCCTGCGACATCAGTACCAATTGAAAAAAGTCCAGTACGCTTATCCATGAGTTTGTTGTCTCGAATAATGTACTGCGGTTGGTCTGCATCAAACGCGATGGCAGAAGTTGGCACGACTACTTCGCCATTCTCCTGTGCCTTAAGCACGCGCTCGTATTCATTGAACCACCACCCCTCCGATTGAAAGGTGCTAGTTGCGTCATTCAGACACCGCCGCGCGATCTTCACCGCGGGGTGTGCGTTATCAACCGAAGCAACTTGGGCGAGACCAACTGATGCAAGGGCTGCGTTAATAATGTCTAGTTCATTCAACATCAGT